AGACGGTCGTTGCCAGCCTGCCCAATCCGACGCCAGGTCTGCCAGCGTCGACGGTCAACCGCGGGACGGGCAACTACTACGTCGTCGTCAAGGACCCCCAGGGCGTCGAGCGCGCGCTGTTCCTGAAGGCTGACGCGTCCAAGGACGGCAAGGTCGCACGGCAGACGGGCATCAACGACCAGGGTGACGACGCCAAGAACATCTACACCGGCGACCTGCGCGACCTCAGCTGGACGCAGTCCAAGCCGGTGGCCGACGTGCCGCAACAGCCCAAGACGCCGACGGCGACGGCCAAGCTCGACCGCCTCGACTCGCAGGGTCACGTCATCGCGCCGGACGACACCACCACCAAGGCGGTGCAGCTGCGCGATCCAGCCACCGGCACCACGATCGAGATCCCCAAGGACCCTAACGGCACGCTGACGACGATCAACAACCAGCCGATGATCGTCAAGCCCGACGGTACGGCCACCGCGGTGACGGGTCCCGACGGCAAGCCGATCACACTGACCAAGGACCACACCCAGATCAACGTGCCGGGCGTGGGCGTGTTCGACTACGACCCCTCCAAGACGGGCCCGGACGCGTACACCAGGATCCCCGGTACCGCCGCGCCGCAGACCACCGCGCCGAGCGACGTCATCTGGACCGACATCCCGGGCACCGACCAGCAGCAGGGCAGCCGCATCGTCGACGGCAAGAAACAGGACATCGAGGGCCTGACGCGCAAGGCGTCCGAGGGGCACGCCACCAAGGTCTACGACGACCCCAACTCGCCGATCCTGGTGTGGTACGACGACCAGGGCAAGGAGATCGCGCGCGCCGACAAGCCCGGCTGGACGGCGCCCAAGAACGCCAATGGGGGTACCGCGGTCACGCCCAGCACCGAGGCGCCGTTCGTCGTCACCATCGGTAACGACGGCAAGCCGGTCTTCACCCCGAACGAGAACAAGCTGTCGATCAGCGAGGCGCAGAAGCAGCTGATCCAGCAGCTGGGCGGCAAGGTCGCCGACGGCACGATGTCGGAGAAGGCCGCTCAGGACCTGATCACCGACCTGACCAACTCGATGACCGCGCGCGCGCAGATGCTGACGGCGCAGACCAACCAGCAGAAGCTGGGTGCCGACGCGGCGTCGACCTCGCTGAACGCGCTGCAGCAGGGCGCGCAGACGGGCGCCGGGCTGCTGCAGAACCGCGTGACCGCGGCGATGGGCGGCCTCAACAACATCATCTCGGCCGCGGCCAACTCGAAGATGACCAGCGTGCCCGCGGGCATGGCCCAGGACCTGGTCGGTGGCCTGCAGGAGTGGGTGACCGGCCTGGGCGGTGGCCAGCCGGTGTACGACTCGGCCGCGGCGATGATCAATCAGGCCGCGCCAGGCACGTTCGGCGGCAACCCGACGCTGGCGCAGCAGGCGTACGCCGCGCTGCGCGGCTACATGGACCTGTACAAGGCCAGGACTGGCGACGACTGGCAGCCCGACAACAAGGCGTTCACCGCGCCCACCACGGCAGGCGGTGGCACCCAGCCGCAGGACGGCCAGCCGATGACCAACGTCACCCAGCAGCAGGCGCTCGCCAACCAGCAGGCCGCGGCCGCAGCGGCTGCGGGCGCTACCGGTCCCAGCACTGCCTCGCTGAACGCCCGAGGGTTGATGGACAACCTGCAGGGCCGCGCGATGGCCGCGGGGCAGACACCGGTGGCCACCGGCGTGACCGGGCCGATCGCGCCTGGTCTGTACAACCCGGCCTACCAGCAGGGCATCCGCAGTGCCGTCGGCCAACCGGCCACCGGTCCGGTGGTCGGGCCCGTCCAACCACTCCCTATCCCGACGTCGCCGTGGTATCCCGGCGCGCAGCCGTTCGCGGCACCTGTGACGGTGTGATATGCCAGATTCCAGTGCTCAGCTGAGCTCCGGCCTCCAGAAGCTGTTCGGCGCGATCGCCTCGGGCAATACGCAGTCGATCCAGGAGGCGATCCGCGAGTTCAACCTCGGCTACGCCAACGACGTGGCGCAGCTGTACGGCCAGAACTGGGGGCCTGGCCAGCCGGCACCGATCGGCGCGGCCACGCTCGCCGCGGGCTCGCAGTTCGGCTCGATCGGCTACATCCCGGGCTACACCGGCAGCGACGCGGGCCAGATCATGTCCCAGGTCGCGCAGAACAACTCGATCGCCCAGAACGCCGCGGGGCTGACGGGCTGGTACGCCGCGCCGGTTCAGAGCTCGTGGACGCCGGGCACGTTCGTGCGCCTGGACCCGTCCACGTACGACACCCAGCAGTACGGCGACGTGCAGATCAGCTACGTGCTGCCCAGCGGCCAGCTGCAACGCGTGAACATCCCCCAGGCCAAGGCCATGGGCTGGAACGGCGACCTGTCGACGATGAACACGATCCCTGCGACACAGGCGATCATGCTCGAGAAGGCGCCGCCGCAGAACGCCCCGCAGCAGACCATCCAGGGCCTGACGGCGTACTCCAACCTGAACACCGCGGCGCAGAACAACGCGCTGGCGGTGGCGGGCGCGACGGGCATGTTCACCGCGCCCGGCCAGGTGGTGCCACCGGGTACCAACATGCAGGGCGGCAAGTTCCAGGACCTGCCCCAGGACACGCAGATGGCCTACTTCATGTCCAACGGCTCGGACTGGAACGCGGCCATGAACAAGTGGGTGGCCGATTCCAACGCCGCGATCCAGCAGGCGTACACCGCCGCCGGTGGCCAGGGGCAGGCACCAGGCATCGGGACGCCGGGTACGCCCCAGGAGACGCTCGCGGCGCAGAATCAGTACTTCACTCAGGCCGCCGACCTGGCCAATCAGTTCGGGCAGTACTACACGCCGCTGACGCCCGGACAGACGGCGCAGGCCGGCGTGAACGCGCCGGCGCCGGGCACCTGGACGCAGGCGGCGCAGCAGCAGGCGTATGCCCAGCAGATGGGCGCGATCCAGACCGCGGCGAGCCTGCAGGCCAACCCTTTCCGCCAGCAGCAGGTCATCGGCCAGCTGGGGCCGCTGCTGACCGGTGCCACCGGTGTGCCCGGCTTCTCGGCGCCCAACACGGTGGCCGGTGTCGGCACCCAGGGCGGCAACACCCAGGGCGGCATGGGCTACATGCAGCAGATGATCGACGACATCCGCGCGGGCACCAACGGCGCCAATCAGACCAGCATGCAGAGTGTGCTGAACGCGATCCCGACGCCGAACAAGGTCAACTCGGTGGAGTTCATGCGCGCCGCGCCGAGTACCCAGCAGATGGTGCTGCAGGGCATGCAGGAGAAGTACGGCCTCGATCCCCAGGACTCGATGACCCAGATCAAGAACACCCTGCCGGCATTCACTGCGCCGACCACGTTCGGGAAGATCGCCGGATGAGCCCCGCGAAGAGCAAGGCGCAGTTCCGCTTCATGAAAGGCGTTGAGTCCGGCTCGATCAAGGCGCCAGGCCTGAGCAAGGCCAAAGCGGCCGAGTTCACCAGTGGGCAGTCACCGAAAGGACTACCCAAGAAGGTCAAGTCGAAGAAGTGAGCATCGACATCACGCGATCCATTCACCCGGATCTGCTCGACGAATACACCGAGCAGATGAACCTCGCCGCGGGCGCCACCGCCGAGCGCACCTCACCTCGACGGCGGCGCGGGCGTGGCGCGCTGGCTCAACCTGACGTCTCCCCTCCCGGAGACTCCCAGTCGGAAGAGCCGCTCAGCGCACCACCTGATGGCGCCGAGGTGCGCGAAGACACCTCGACGCCGACCGCGCCCGAATGGCTGGTCGCCGTTGACGCAGCCACCGATCCCAAGGAGAAGCTGGCACTGCTGACGCGCAACCTGCCGCGCGAGGAGCTGACGCGCGACGAGGTGCTCGCCGGTCTGCTGGGCGACCTGAGCAATCAGCGTGCCCGCCGCATCCTCGAGGACCAGCAGCGCCAGGCCGACGAGCAGGCGCGGCTGCGCGCCTACGATCAGGGCGACCTGTATACCCTGGGCCAGCTGACCGCCGCCCAGCTGCAGCAGCAGCGTGAGGCCGCCGAGGCCCAGGCGCGCCAGCAGTCCGACCCGTACATCCACGCCGTGCGCGCGTTCCAGGCCAGCTTGCCGGAAGACGTGCAGCGCGAGGTGCAGGGAAAGCAATACGATTCGTTTGGCGCGTATCTGACCGCCGTCCAGGACGCCGCGATTCGCCACGGCGTGAGCGAGGAAGTCAGAAAGCGCGCGGGGGCGCTGTCCAAAGCAGAGCTCTCACAAACCGTCGGGAGTGAGATGTCACCCGAGCTGGACGGAGGACCTGCCCAGAGCACCCGCGAGATCACGGATGCCCAGGTTTCCGCCATGTCGCTCGAGGAGTACGACCGCTTCTTCGACGAAAAGGGCCGGCCAAGACCCGGCGTTCGCGTGCGCCTGGAGCGCGGCATCGACGTGCGCAGGCGGTGATCTCCCCCCGCAATGGGGGCCGCTGAAAGGAATACGGGGTGCCAGTAGGAGCAACCGAGTTCGTCGACAAGACGATTGCCGATGGCGTGTTCTCGCCGGACATCTGGTCCAAGCAGGTGCTGCGCGCCACCGAGGCGAACCTGGTGTTCGCCAAAGAGGTGAACCGCGAGTTCGAGGACGACGCCAGCGTGGGCAAGAGCGTCAAGGTCGCCTCGATCGGCAACGTCGCAGCGCGCGCCAAAGCCGAGAACACGGCGATTACCTACGAGACGGTGGCTGAGACGGCGACGACGATCACCCTCAACATCTGGGACTACGCCGCGGTCGGCATCGAGGACATCGTCAAGGTGCAGTCGATCGTCGACGTCCAGAACGAGTACCAGATGAAGATGGGCTACGCCATCGCCAAGGACATCGACTCCAAGCTGGCGGCCGACGTGGCCGGCTTCACCCAGACCGTCGGCACCCTGGGTACCGCGCTGGCGGACATCGACGTGGTGCGCGGCAACCAGTACCTGGACGACGCCGACGCGCCCGAAAACGACCGCTTCCTGATCATGTCGCCGGCCGAGAAGGCCAACAAGATCACCCTCGACCGCTGGTCGAACGCGCTGTACATCGGCAACCCCAAGCCCGCGGTCAGCGGCTCGATCGGCGACATGTACGGCCTCAACATCAGCGTGACCACCAACCTGGTCAAGCCCGCCGGTGGCCAGGCCAATAACTTCATCTTCCAGCGTGAGGCGATTGCGCTGATCGTGCAGCGCAGTCCCAAGATGCACCTCTTCTACGACATCGACTTTTTCACCTGGAAGCTGGCGTCGGAGGTCATCTTCGGGCATCAGATGATGCGTCCATCGTTTGGCGTATGGGCCAAAGGGATAGGGTAATTCTTGGGAATCAGTAACCGCGAAACCTGAGCCTGACGCGAGCCCTAGAAGCCTCTGTTCGCGCATGATGGCCACGAAGAAACCGAGCAAACAACAGATTGTCGGGATGCGGAATGCCGCGCCCGCCGTGAGGCAGGACCGCCTGCCCGCAGCCGCACAGACAGTTGGGCGCTTCGCCACGATCTGTCTCGCGCACCAGTGGGCGAAGGGCTGTCGGTGCCCAGCCTTGCAGCACGGCCTCGTCGTAGACTCGAACTGCGGCCAGTTCTGCACGGCAGGCGAGGATGACAGCTTCGTCGCGAAACGAACCCTTCGCCAGTTCGCGTACACCACGAGCCCAAATGTCGAACTGATGCCGCTTCTTCGCGCGCAACGGGAACCGTTCGAAGAAGTCCACAAGCACAAGGCACTCCCCCAATCGCCAGACGGCGTAGCGCAGTGCGGGCTTTTGATTCGGTCGGCTTGCGCTCGCGGCGGAGGTCGCCCGAACCGTCCCGATGCCGAGTGTGTCGCGGATGAGGTCCAGCGTGGCCGCGTCATCAGCGCGAAGCGTGATCTCGTATCGCGCCGTAGCCCATGTTTTGCCATGTGGGTTTCCGTGAGTCGATGTGACGCGCGCCAGGACGAATGCGCCCTCGCCGTCTGTGAAGCCGGCCAGCCAGTGGCCGAATGAAGGATCAATAGACGTGAGCACATTTCAGTATTCGCCAAGAAATGCGCGACTCAGGTTGAGCCGCAGTTTCGTGTGGGCCAAGGGCATTGGCTGAGTCGCTCAGCTTGCTCGAGCGGCTCGAGCAGCGCGCCGCGCCGGCTGGACCGGCGGTGCCGCACCATGCGCTCAACTACAACTATCCGCTCGCGTGGTACCGCCGACCCGACGGCGACATCGTCCAGCTGCAGAGCGACCCCAACAACCGCGCCATGTACGAGGACCTGGGCTTCGTCATCCTGCGCCCCGACGAGGTGCGCGAGTGGGAGCAGGAGGTACGCCCCGAGGTCATCGCCCAGCAAAAACGTAAGGCGCAGCTGATCACCGGCATCCGCTCGTTGATCGCGCGCCACCCGCAGATCCAGCTGCTCGACGACGACAACTTCGCGCTGCGCGACCTGGACGTTGACGAGCTCGAGCAGGAGTTCAACCAGTTGTGCGAGCAGGCCGGCTACAAGCCGCGGCTGCCGCGCATCCCGCCCGAGAAGGCGGCACCGAAAGAGGCGCTGCTGGCCGGCGTCGAGACGTCGGCGAGCCACACCCAGGAGGAGCTCGCGGCCAAGCTGCAGCGCGGCGAGGGCTACGACCCGATCGACCAGGCAAGGAGACGACGATGAGCGAGTTTCTCGACGCGGCCCAGGCGAGCCCCTACCGCGCGCCGGTGGCCACCCCACCGGGTGACCTGTACTTCACCTTCAGCAAGCCGGACGGCGACACGTTCCTGGCCGCCGCGGCGCAGGCCGAGGGCTACCTGCGGCTGGGCTACACCGTGACCGGTGAGCAGACACTGAGCGATTCCGACGCCTTCCGCGATGCGGTCAGCCCGGGCTCGCTGCTGCCGCCCGCCTCCGGCGTCGAGGGCACTGAGGCCACCGCCACGCCCGGCGCCATGCCGCAAGGAGCACCCAAGGCGTGAGCTTCTCGACGGGTCCCGGCCACGCCGGTGGCCTGTGGACGCACACGCCGGTGGACTGGGCGGGCAACGAGGGCGCCACCAAACCGGCCAGTTGGCCGGCCGACGCGATCAACGGCACGCCCGGTGTGGGCGGTGGTCAGCGGCCGCAGGGTGGCGTCCAGCAGACGATCACCGGTCAGGCGGCCACCGCCGCGGGGCTGGTGACCTGGACCACGCCCCTGCCAGCCGACTCGCTGGTGTCCTACGGGCCGACGACCGGCTATGGCAACACGGCGTACAGCGCCGTGCAGACCACCGCGCACAGTGTGCAGCTGAGCGGCCTGGCGGCGACGACGACGTACCACTACCGCGTCAGTTCGGCGGGCGCTGGCTACACCGGTCAGAGCGCCGACGGGACGTTCACCACCACATGAGCAGCCACCGTCCTGGGTGCGTCTTCGGCCCAGGCTTCTACCGTGTCGTCCTCAGCGACGGTGGCCGCCGTTTCTGTCAGACCGAGCAGCAGGTCGAGGCGGTGCGCCGCCTGCTGCCACCGGGCAGCATGGTCCGCGTCCAGCGCGACGCCTGCCTCGACCCGCTCGAGCCTGACGAGAGCGCGCGCGGCGTCGTCGACGGCGAGGCCTTCCTGGCCATGCCGCGCGAGCGGGCCATGATCGAGCTCGGCATCGACAGTGAGGCCGACTACGAGCGCGCATACCGCGCTATCGAGGCCGCGGTGCTGGCCGCGGACCGGGCTGCCGCGGACGGGCGCGATCGCGCCAGCGTGGTCATCAAGAAGCGCCGCACGCCGGTGCAGGACCTGGTCTGATGCAGACCGACACGCGCACGCTGTTCACTGAGCACCGCACCGGTGGCACCTGGACGCACGCCGGACGCCTCACGGTGCGTTTCCAACTGCCGGACGGCTCCGTGCAGGTCGCGACACTGCCCGACGATCTCGTGGCGCTCAGAGGCCTCCAGGCGCGCGTCGAGGCGCTGGAAGCAGCGCAACCGCCAGCGACATGACCGAGACACCCACGCTCAACCCGCGCCAGAACACCCAGTCGCCACCATTACTGCCTGTAGGAGGTACCTCTGCGCCGCCCCTGATCCCGCCAGGGACGGTGCCACCGCCTGCGCCGCCGTTCGATCCGAACTACCCGCCGGCCTGGCAGGGTCCGCCCGGTCCACCAGGGCAGACCGGGCCGCCAGGTCCCGCGGGGCCCCAGGGGATGCCTGGTCCTCCAGGTGCCGACGGGGCGGTGGGCCCGCCGGGTGAGGCGGGCGATCCCGGTCCGGGCCTGGTGTGGCGCGGCGCCTGGGACTCGGCCAGCAGCTACGCGCCCAACGACGCGGTCTACTACCTCGGCTCGTCCTACGTCACCACGGTGGATATCCCCGCCGGCGGGCAATCGCCTGTTGTTGACCCGACCTGGGGCCTCATGGCGCGCCAGGGGCTGCCCGGCCCGACGGGCCCGGCCGGCGCCGACGGTGCCGACGGTGCCGACGGCGTGCCTGGACCGCCTGGTGCGCAGGGCCCGCCCGGCCAGCCGGGCCAGGGCGTCATCGCTGGTGGCACCACCGGCCAGCTGCTGACCAAGACCAGCGCCACCGACTACGCCACCGCCTGGCAGGACCCCGCCGTCACGCTGGCCGCGTTCAACGCGCTGATGGCGCGCGTGGCCACGCTCGAGAGCCAGATTGCGGCCATGCCCAACTCACTCGAAGATCTCACCTACGCTGGCTAGCCATGCCGACCCTGCAGCAGTACCGCTCCACCTTCAGCGTCGAGGCCGGCCCGTACATCGGGCCCGAGAGCTACGTGGTGCGCGCCACCAGCAACTCGAGTACCACCCAGCTGTTCTGCAGCGCCTACCCGATCAAGAGCGGCATCCCGCAGACCGACCAGCTGATCGACCGTCCGCTGTACCGCCCCAACGCGGTCGAGCCCGGCGACCAGCACCGCTACGTGCAGGCGTACGACCCGGCCCAGGGGCTGATCACACCCGACCTGGAGTGGACCAACTCGCCGCTGGCCGACCCGGGCGTGGGCACGCGCTACGTGGACCTGGAGGCGTTCACCTACGCGGGCCTGGAGCAGCTGACGTACGAGGAGATGGAGAACACCGGCCTGGCCGGCTTCGGCGAGCGGTTCGAGGTGCTGGGCCCGTTCGACGTGCCGACGACGCACCGCCTGATCAACGACGGCCTGAAGCAGTGCTGGCTGGTGGTCGAGGTGCAGTGCCTGCCGACGCCGATGAAGGCGCGCCACAACCTGTCGATCGTGTGTCCCTGGCTGCAGGACCCCAACGACATTCTGCAGGTGGGACTGATCAAGGAGTACCAGGACCGCGACCTGACCGACCCGTTCGAAAACATCGTGCGCGGCATGGTCGAGCGCGACGGTGGCGACTTCTACCTGAACACCGGCACGACCACCTTCGTCGACGGCGACGTGCTCTGGCTGCGCGTGCTCAAGCGCGCGTACGACCACTGCCGCGCCTCCGGTGGCATCTTCGGCGAGCAGAGTGGCCTGGCGCTCGAGACGGACGAGGCGCCGTGTGAGCGCGACTGGGTGGCCGCCTCAGCGCTGGTGGTCGCCTGGCGCCGTTTCGCCCATCTGCTCGAGGTCGCCGCCAACCAGCGCCTGATCCGCGACCAGGCCGCCGCCGCGGCGTGGTTCACCGACCGCACCCGCGAGCACTTCACCGCGCCGCTACCCGGCAGGACGCTGCGGCGTCGGCGCCACTTCGGGCCACCGCGCCAGCTGGCAGGACAATACCTGGGATGACCATGCAAGACACAGACGAGCGCCTGGGGCGCATCTGCTACGAGGCGTACTGCGAGCAGGCGGGCGGGCGCAGCCTGGTGAGCGGCGACGACCTGCCAGCCTGGGAGATGGTCCGCGACGAGATCAAGACGTGCTGGATCGCTGCGGCGCAGACGGTGGCCATGGACGTGAGGGCGAGGCCTGAGTGAGCGACCTGGTGATCTACGCGACGACTCCGCGCGGCGAGACGGTGGAGATCCGAGACGCGCCGCCTGAGATCCTGGTGGCCGACGAGTTCCTGGCCGAAATCGGGTGCCACCCGTCGTTCAGCTTCGGCGACGGCATCCTGACGGTGCACGCCGTGAGCGGCGACGTTACCTACGGCCCGCACCACCACGACCCGTATCGCAGGATCTGGCATGCCACCAGGAGCGGTGCGTGAGCCTGTACGCCAAGCGCGAGCCGTGGCCGTTCAATTTGAAGATCTCGGGCACCGGCTTCCTGCTCGGCAGTCCCGGTCCGGGCAAGCCGGCGATGCTTTCGGCCAAGGCTGAGGACATCAGCAAGGTCGATCCGCCCGACTTCAACTACGCCAACCTGCCACCGGTGGCCGATCGTGAAGAGCCGTACGAGAGCCTGACGATGGGCCTGGGCATGCGCCAGCAGCACAAGTGGACGGACTACCGCTACGCCGAGGCCATGGGCCTGGACCTGAGCGTGTGGCCGTGGTGCAAGGGCCCGGAGTGCCTGGTGGCCGGTGGCACCACCGGCAACGGCGAGGTGTCGGACTTCTTCGAGCTCAACGGCGTGCTGTTCGCGGCGGCGGGCTCGAAAATCATGCGCTACGACCCGCCCAGCAACAGCTGGTCCAGCACCGCCGACTTCGGCCACACCATCGTCGCCGCGGTGGTCTTCGCGTCCAACTTCGACGGCGTGGAGCGCGTGTGGGTCGGCTTCGGTGCCGGCTTCAACGCGGCCTGGAGCACCGACGGCGCGACGTTCACCAGCATGACCACCTTCGAGGCGCTGGCGTTCATCCGCATCGCGCGCGAGTGGTGGTGGGCCGACAACGTCAACACGCTGAGAAAATGCGACACCAGCGCCGACCCGACCAACGAGGCGAACTACACCGCGCTGATCTTCAAGGTGGGCGACATGACCTCGCCGATCACCAGCCTGCTGGCCACCGCGGGCGGGGTGCTGGTGATCTGCAAGACCGACGGCATGTACACGCTGGACCCGGCCGGCGACGACCACCCGCTGTTCCCGTTTCTCCAATACGCGCCCAACGCCCGCAACGGAAAGTGCCGCGGCGAGTTCCTGAACGACCTGTACGTCGGCTACGGCACCAACCTGTCGCGCGTGGGGCCCGACCTGGGCCTCGAGGAGATCGGACCCGAGACGCTGCCCGACCAGGACACCGTCGTGCATGGCCAGATCACCAGCTTCGTCGGCGTCGGCGCGCTGTTCGGCTACGCCGGTATCTGGAACCCGGACACCTCGACCAGCTACCTGCTCAAGTTCGGCGCGTTCATCATCCAGGGCACCTTCAGCACGTATCAGACGCTGGCCAACGTGCTGCCCGCGCCGCAGCGCATCGACGCCTGGAACGGCAGCCTGAACCGCGGCTGGGTCGGCAAGTACCCGACCAGGATGTGGACCACGGCGATCGGCGCGCCCGGTGGCCACACCTTCACCATGATCGGCTTTTCCGACGGCAGCTTCGAGCGGCTGGTGAACCCCTGCACCTTCAACCCGCTGGCGTGCTCGACGTACCGCTTCCTGGTCGGCGACGACTGGGTGCGCCTGCCCAACTGGACGGGCACCTACCCGGCCACGCGCAAGACGCTGCGCAGCTTCAGCGTGACCGGGCCCAAAGTGGACGCCACCGACTACGTCACGCTCGACTACAAAACCGACCCACACCAGGCAAGCTGGACCGACTTCGGCTATAGCTTCGAGCACGGCGTGTTCGATCGCCAGCCCTTCCCGGTGGGCACGGTGACGATCCTGGCCCAGTTCCGGGTGCACCTGCACAACACGGTCAACACGAGCTCGCCCGAGATCTCGAGCGTTTCGATCGGCCACGCGCTGCGCCCCTCGCGCATCATGACCTTTGAGGGCGACATCCTGTGCGCCGACGGGCTGGTGCGGCGCGACGGGGTACCGATCCGGATGGGCAGGACGATGATCCGCCAGCTGGTGGAGGCCGCGGTCGATAACCCCGGCGCGGTGGCGGTGGTGCTGCCCGACGAGATCAACACCGAGCTCAGCTTCGTCGACTACAGCGTGTCGCAGGCGTTCGACGAGGTTGGCCGCCAATGGCGCGGCAGCCTGCATATCAAAGCGGTGCAGTGGACGGCCGTCGAGCCGCCACCTAGCTAGGAGGTCCCATGGCACGCGGCACATCCGTCAACTACACCGGCGCACTGCAATTCACGTACGCCACCACCGGGCCCGACCTGTTCAAGATGACCGACGTCCAGCAGCTGGCTCAGGCGGTGGAGCTCCACACGCACGACGCCGTGGGCAAGGGCCTGGGCGTGGCCGGCACGGCGATCAAAACCGCCATCGACATGCCGGACTGGTTCCGCTCGACGGGGCACACCTCCGCATTTCCCGCCGCGGGCCAGGGGCTCGAGATGTACTACGACACTGGCACGTCCCAGGGCGTGCTCCAGAGCTACAACCGCGGCGGCGCGGTGTATTCGCAACTCGCCGTTTCAGGCTCGAACATCAACATCAGCGCCGCCGCGAATAGCGGGGCGACGAGCCTTACCGCCTACATGAACCTGTCGTACGCGGGGGCTCCAGCGGCGCCGGCCATTACGACCTACGCCACGATCTGGCCAAGTGCCAATCCTGGTCTCAAGTTCGCCGCGGGCGGCACGATCAGTGATTACCCGGGCGGCTACGTCAACATCAACGCACTGACCGTCACGCCGGGCACTACGGCAACGAACACGCTCACCGTCAATGGTCCGTTGACCGTTGCTGCTGCGAACACCGCGGTATTCAGCGGCGCGGTGACGTGCCAGAGCACGCTCTCAGTGACCGGCGGCAGCTTCCTGACTGGCAGTGTGTCGATGGGGGCCGCGGCGGCGATCGTGTGGCCGAGCGGCGGGCAGTTCAGCGACGGTGGCGGCGGATATGTCGCGGCGAACAAACTGACCGTCACCACCCTGGCCGTAGCCACGCTGGCCGTCAATACCAACGTCACCACGCCGCTCATCATGAGTGGCTACGGCATCTTGTGCCAGGGCACCGCGCCGGTCGGCACCGGCGTCGGGTTCGGCGGTCAGGTGGGCCAGGGCAACGGCGCCGTTGCGACGCTGCCTCCGTCCAAGGGTTCGGGTTTCGGGCCAACGGGCGCCGGCGGCATCGGATGGGTGCAGTTCAACATCAACGGTTCGACGTGCTACTTCCCGTACTGGACCTAAGGAGGCCCCGATGGCAGCAGGACTACCCGTAGACAAGTTCCAGATCGACAACCAGGTGGGCACCCTGGCGCGTACGCTCGAGGCCTTCGCCAATCAGGCGTTGCAGCTCAAGCAGTACATGGACGCTACGCCCGACGCCGATCTCGAGGAGTTTGGCTACACCGCGGATGATGTGGCGCTGATCAAAAGCGGCGTGGGCGACATGGCTACCGTTGCCGGTGTCTACAAGGGCACCACCGACCACACGCCCGCCAGCGACCTGGGCACGTTCTCACGTCGCCTCATGGGTCTGTACCTGGGCGGCTGATGCCACGCATCGAGTCGCAGACGCAGCTCCGCGTGCTCGAGCTGCGCTTCGCCGCGGTGCAGGGCGCGCTCCAGCTCGCGCAGCTCGTCCAAAACGACGCGCAGGACCTGGTCAAGAGCTACCTCGAGGCGGTCGCCTTCGCCGCGGGCATCGACCTGGGCCAGGGCGATCGCGTCACCGTCAACTGGCAAAACGGCGAGGTCGAGGTCGAGGCGCCAGCGGTGCCGCAGTTCGGCGAGCTCGTTGCCAATGGGGTGGCGCATGACTGACGAGGACACCACCGCACAGATCACCCAACTGCAGCAGCAACAGGCACTCACCGTCCAGGCGCTCGTCGCCGCGCTCGCCGGCAACTGGACCGGTGCCGGCTCGGTGGAGGCGTATCTGTACGCCATCGACCCTGGCCTCCAGGGCATGATCACCAGCGATCCGCCGGTGACGCAGAGCGAGCAGCCGTGACCACAGCGGTGGACATCACCCAGCTCCAAGCGCAGCAGGCGCTCACCGTCAAGACGCTGGTGTCCATGCTGCAGGGGCAGTGGGGCGGTGCCCCGCCG